GAAGATTCAACTGGCCGGCCAGCTACTCGCGCCGATGCCGACGCCGGAGGACGACGAGGAAGAGCCGAAGGCCGAAGGCCCGCGCCGCCGCGAGGTGCTGTTCTATTCGGGGGCGACCGTTGAGCGCTTCGACTTCTTCACGGGCGAAAGCTGGAAGCTGCGCTTCGATATGGACTCCGCCGACCTCTCCGCGCTGTCTGCCGGCGCGCCGGTCCTCGACGGCCACATGACCCACGAAACCGAGTATGTGATCGGCGTGGTCGAATCCGCCCGCCGCGCCGACGACGGCTACCGGGCTGTCCTGCGGTTCTCGAATCGCGAGGACGTTAACGGCACCTGGCAGGACATCCAGGACGGCATCCTGCGCAACGTCTCCATGGGCGTCCAGATCGGCGAGTTGGTCGTCGAGTCGAAGCCCGGTGCGGATGTAAAGCAGTATCTGGCGAAGAAGTGGAAGCCTTACGAAATCTCGGTCGTGCCCATCGGGGCCGACCCAAAGGCCAAGATTTTAAGCACAAGTTTGACGGCCGCGCCGAGCGCGGACCAGCAAAGAGCCCAGTACGAACTGGCGCTGCGTCAGCGGCGTTGGCGCGTGTTGGGGAAATAGGGGGAACGATGACGAAACGAGAGCTACTCTCTCAGGTCTCCGCGCTCGAAACCGAGTACAGCGCGGTTCTCGCCGCTTCCAGCGGTGCCGCCGATCCGGTGGCGCATCTGCAGGCGGTCGATAGCAAAGAATCCGAACTGAAGGCCGTGCGCGAGCAACTCGCCGCGGTCGAGGCCCTTGAGGCCCGCGCGAAAGCCAATGTCACCCGTGAGCCCGCCCGCGTGACCAGCGACAACGAAGCCAAGCGCCCATTTCGCAATGTGGGCGAGCAGTTGGCGGCGATTGCCTACGCGATGAGCCCGCGCGGCAGCTTCGCCAACCTCGGCGGCGTGGTCGATAAGCGCCTCTACGAGCAGCACCTCACCGCGACCGGCGCGAACGCCGCGGTCCCGGCTGACGGTGCCTTTGCCATCGGAACCGAGTTCTCGACGGCGCTGCTGGCGAAGGCCCGCGAAACCAGCCGCATCTATTCGCTGGCGCAGATGATTCCCATCGGCGAAGGCAACGACTCGATCGAACTGCCCTACGTCGACGAAACCTCCCGCGCCAACGGTCAGCGGTGGGGCGGCGTCCAGGCCTACTGGACCGGCGAAGCCGACGCGCCGACCCCCACGAAGCCGAAGCTGTCCCGTCACGAGCTGCGCCTGGAGTCGCTGAAGTGCCTGCACTACGCGACCGAGCGCCTTCTGCGGAACGCTCCGGCGTTTGCCACGCTGATCGAAAACGCCTTTGGCTCTGAGATCGCCTTCCGCCTCGACGACGCCGTGTGGCGCGGCGACGGCGTGGGCAAGCCCCTTGGATTCAGCATTCAGAACTACGGCGCGGCGCTTATGGTCCAGGTCGCCAAAAAGACCGGCCAGACCGCCGCCACGTTTGTCATCGAAAACGCAACGGCCATGCTTTCGCGGTTGTACGTCGAGAACAACGACCGGGTGTTTTGGTTCCTGAACCGCGACTGTATCGGCCAGTTGCCGCTGATGACTGTCGGCCAGCAGCCCGTGTTTTTGCCCAACAACAACGCCTCGGCGAGCCCCTACTACGGAACCCTCTTTGGCTACCCCATCGTGATCGTCGAGCAGGCCGAAACACTCGGAACCGCTGGCGACGTTGTGCTCGCCAATATGAGCAAGTACGTAACCATCGAACAGGACGGGCTCCGTGCCGCGCAGTCCATGCACGTCCGGTTCATTTTTGACGAAATGACGTTCAAATGGAGCATCGACACCAACGGCCAGTCCGTCGTTAAAACGCCCATTACCCCGTACCGCGGCACTGCGGCCCTGTCGCCCTTCGTCACCACTGCGGCCCGCGCCTAAGGAGAACCCATGATCCCCTACGAGCAACTCACGAACCTCCACTTCATCAAAGGCCTCGACCCCGTGGCCGATGCCTTCGCGGGCACGGTCACGTCGGACGTGGTCGACCTCTCGAATCACCAGTCCGCACTTTTCATTCTGCACAAAGGCGTTGGCGCAACGGGCACCTCGACTATCACGGTCGAAGCCTGCGACGACATCGTGCCGACCAACACCACGGCGGTCCCGTTCTACAGCAAGAACATCACGGCCACCGACGTTCAAGGCGCGGTAACTCCCCGCGCTGCGACCGGCTTTGTCACCACTGCTGGCTCTTCGCAGATGTACGCTATCCAGGTGCACGCGGAGGAACTGGCCAACGCTGGCTACCGCTACGTTCGCCTCAAGGCTGTCGAGGTCGTTGACTCGCCGGTGCTGGGCGGCATTGCCATCGCCCTGTGCAATCCGCGCTTCGGCGGTTCGCCCGGCACCTCGCACTCTGAGATCGACTAATGATTGAGCACCGCCTCCAGCTGGTGACGCCGCCGACGTTCTGGGCGCTGTCCGACTCTGACTTTGAAGCGCACTCCCGCGCCATGGGTCAGCCGGTCGAGCAGTTGAGCCCTTACGTCCAAGCGGCTACGAACCATCTGGAGGTGGTGAGCAATCGTCGGTTCGCACAACAGGCATGGCGTATGTATCTGGACTACTTCCCGGATACCGGCGCTATCACCATCCCTTACTCGCCGCTGGTGTCGGTGGCTCATATCCGATACACCGATTCCAGCGGCGTCCAGCGCACTTTTCCGGCAACGGAATACGGAGTCTCCACAGCACGCACACCGGGCCAGATCATCCTGGAGTACCAGAAAGACTGGCCCACGGAGACGCTTCGCCACACCGACCCCATCGAGATCGAGTTTACCTGCGGCTGGCCCGACCAGGCCAGCGTGCCGACGCCGATCCGGCAGGCGATTCGAATGCTCGCGTCACACTTCTACGAGCATCGCGAAGCCGTCACCATCGGCACCGCCGCCACTGTGGACGAAGCCGAGTTGCCGCTGGCCGCGTCTGCGCTCATCGCGCCGTGGAGGGTCTTCATATGAGAGCCGGGGCACTGCGGCACCTGATCGACATTGAGGCCAACACCATCGACGTGGACGCCAACGGCGACCGCACCGAGACATGGACGATCGTGCATCAGTGCTGGGCCTCCATCGAGACCGGCAACGGGCGCGAGTTCTTCGCCGCGCGGCAGGTCATGGCGGATCTGACTCACACGATCCGCTTGCGGTTTGTGATCGGGCTGACGCCGGCCATGCGGGTCCGATACACCGACCAGAAGACAAAAGCCACGCGCTACTTCGATATCAAGTCGATTCTGAATCCAGACGAGCGCGACGAGATGCTGACCATGCAGGCCGTTGAGGTGCTGATCTAATGCCTTCGCGCCGCAGCCTCGGAATCAGCGTGAAGGGCATGGACGAACTTGTCGGCCAGATGAAGCGCGTCATGGGGACCGCAGCGGGCCAAGACATCGAAGAGGCTCTGCTAGAAGCCGCCCGCGAGATTCGGGGCGAGGCCGCGCGGCGTGCGCCGATTGCGCCGTACACCACCAAGCGGTTCGGAGCGGATCGGCCGCCCGGCGACCTCAAGAAAGCGATCAAGGCCGCGAAGGGCCGCAAATACAAGACGTTCATGCAGGCGTTCACCTTTACGTTCCAGAAGGACGCGCCGCACGCTGCAATGGTCCATAATGGCACCAAGCCGCACTGGATCCGCGGCAAGAGCAGCAACAAGCGCCTCCTGAAGATCGCGGGCCGCGCCTTCGCTTGGTTAAGCCGCGTCGGCGACCAGATCCGCACGAAAGTCTTCCACCCCGGCAGCCGCCCGAATCCGTTCCTCTCGGACGCCGTGAAGGCCAAGCGCCGCAGCATCAAAAAGCTGCTTGAAACCCGCGTCAAGGCGGCCTTTGACGCACTGGGGCGTGCCGCGTGAGGATCTATCAGGCCCTCTACCGCTACACGCAGGCCGAGCCGACCATCTCGTCGGTCGTGGGCAATCGAGTCTACGATATCCACGCCGAGCAGGCCCGCCAAACGAAGTATCCGGCTTTGGTCATCGAGGCCATCGACGATATCCCGTTCCATAGCATCGGCGCAGCGCCGACGGCCACGCGCCGCCCGGTGAACATCTACTGCATGGCCACGGGCAATAGCAAAGCCGCCGAGGATCTCGCCGACACGGTCTACGCGGCTGTGATCAACCAGCAGGACGCCATCACGGACGCGAGTGGCCTCACGGTGCGAAGCACGCATCTGAACGGGCGACGCATCGAGTACGAAGAGACACTCGAAACCAACGAAAAACTCTATGCAGTCATTCTAGAGTTTGACTTTATTCACGACTACCAATAAGGGGGAGCTATGCCAGTTTTAAGCGGTAACGCCGGTTCGATCCGGCTTGCAGCAAACGTAATCGCCGAGATGGACACCTGGACGCTTGACGTGTCCACCGGCCTTGAAGAGACGCAAGCGTTCGCGGACACCTGGAAGGAGCGGACGGCCACGATCCGCGACTGGTCCGGCACGGGCGCGGGCCGATTCGACAACACGGACACGAACGGGCACGTTGCGCTCAACACCGCCGTCCTCGGCGGCACGACCGTCAGCGTGCGGTTCTATATCAACGGCACCAACTATTACTCGGGCAGTGCCTTCGTTCAGGCGTCCATCACCGCCGCCGAGAACGGCCTTGTGACGGTGTCGTACACCTTCACGGGCAACGGCGCACTGACCTACACCTAAGGAGCACTTATGGCAGTCCTCGCAGGCAGAAGCGCAGATATTTTTCTGGCGACCGGCACCGGCACTGCCATGACCGGGCAGGCGACTACCAACCTGGGCGGGGGCGTGTACCAGATCACGCTCTCCACCCGGCGCGCGATCAACCCCAACGCATCATTGACCGTTCTGGACGGGGCCACTACCGTCCCATCAAGCCGGTATCAGGTGGCTTACGGAAGCGGCAAGATCATCTTTGGGAACTACACTCCCGCCGGGGCGGTAACCGTCACCGGCGAGTTCCTTACGCTGTCAAAGGCGGCGCAGGGCTTCGACTGGACCCTCGATATTCAGCCGGTCCTCGAAGAAGTCCAAGTCTTCGGCGACTCATGGAAGTCCCGACAGCGCGTGCAGGCAGACGCGACGTGCACATTCAACCAGTTTTTTAACGATCAGTTCTTTCAGACCAACGCCACCAGCTACTACATCATCGAGTGCTACGCCATTCAGTCATCGGGCGTGAAGTGGGTCTTCGGCGCGTCCCAATCGTCGGCCAGTATCACCGTCGGCGAAAACGAAACCATTAAGCAGAACGTCTCTTTTTCCGTTCTTGGAGTTGTTGACTACATACCATGACCATCGCACAAAGAGCCCTAGCGGCCAACCTGAAATGCACCGTAATCGACGTCCCCGAGTGGGACGCCAAGGTCGCCGTCCGCGAGATGAATGCCGAAGACCGCGTCAAGTTCGGCGAGGACGCGAAGAAGTGGCCCGCTGTGGCCATGGTGCGGTTGCTGATCGCATCGACCTTCGACCCGGAGACGGGCAAGGCGGTATTCGAACCGGCGCACCAGGACCAGCTTTTGAAGCAAAGCGGCAGCGTCGTGGACCGCATCGTAACGGAAATCTGCCGCATCTCCGGCCTTACCCCGGACGCGGCGGCTGAAGCAGCAAAAAACTAACCGGCGAGCGTAAGTTTGCGTTTGCGCTCGCCGAGCATTTACGCATGACAGTGGGGCAGTTGCTGGCGACGATGTCATCGAGCGAGTTTTCCGAATGGGGAGCGTATCTGGAAATGAAGCACCAGGAGCAGGAAAAG